GCCTGGATGGACTTTAAAATCATGATGGAGCAAGCTCCAGCTGGTATGGCTGCAGTCGCAAAAGAGATGGGAATGTCTACGGCTGATCTTGTAAAAGCTGTCCAGGATGGGAAAGTTAAAACTGAGGATTTCTTTGACGCTCTCAACCGAGCAGGGAACTCAGACGCTTTCCAAAAGATGGCCACGGAATTTAAAACAGTTGACCAAGCCATCGATGGAGCCAAGGAAAGTCTCTCTAATAAACTCATGCCAGCCTTTGAAAAACTTAATAAGTTTGGTATCAAGGCAGTAAATGCAGTATCTGACGCTCTTGAAAAAATCAATTTTGACAAGATTGCTGAAAAGCTAGGAGCTTTCCTAGAGGGTATTGATATAGACGGTATCATCTCAACCGTGACAGGGGCTTTTGCTAACATTGGGAGCATTATTGGCTCAGTAAATACAGTCATCCAAGATTTAGTCTCAGGAGCACAGACGGCTTTTGAGGCTTTCAAAAACACTGGAGCACTTAACAACGCTGGTAAAGCGCTCAAAGACTTGTCAGAGGCAGCACTTGACCTAGCAAGTAAATTAGTAAACGCTATCCCATGGGAAACCATTGGAGAGTCAGCTGGTAAAATCGTCAACTTTGTTTCTGAGATGGCCAGCTCATTTTCAGAGTTTGTTAAAAATCTTGACCCTAATACTATCAAGAGTGTAGCAACGGCTCTAGTGACTATGGCTGTGGCTTTTAAAGGCATTCAGGCTGGAGTGGCAATCGCCAAAGGTCTCAAGTCAGCTTTTGATTTTGGAAAAACAATCATAGGCCTAATTGGTAACATCTTAGGGCTTACCGCTGCTCAAGCTGCAAATGCTGGAGCAAGTGCTGCGATGAGCGCAGGGAATACAGCAGTCGGCACAACGGCTGGAGCAAGTGCAAGCTCAGTCATGCAGTTAGGTGTAGCCGTGCTCATGGTTGGAGCTGGTGTCTTGATGGCAGCCGCTGGAGTTTATATCTTAGTACAAGCTGCTATACAATTATCATCAGCTGGAGCTGGTGCTGCTATCGCTCTTGTTGCTATTGTGGCAGGAATTGCCTTGCTTGCTGTGGGCGCTGCTGCTTTAGGTACGGCTCTGACAGTAGGCGCTGTGGGTATTTTAGCTTTTGGTGCTGCAGTCTTGATGATTGGAGCTGGTGTCGCAGTTGCTGCACTAGGGATAGCCGTATTAGTTGACGCTATCGCCAATGGCTTTGCCTTAATTATCAATACAATTTCAAGCAATGCGCCTCAGATCATCGGCATTATTCAGGCAATCGCTGAGGGTATTCGGACAGCTATGGATGGTATAGCTAACATCATCATCTCTGTAGGTACAGCCATTAATATTGCTCTACAAGGCATTGCTGATGTTTTCAGGTCAGTAGGAGAGTCAATCTCTACGGCTGTTCAAGGCATGGGTAAGGGCATTGAGAGTGTATTCAATGGCATTTCAACGGTCATTAGCTCAGTTGGTGGTGCAGTCAGAACTGTTTTAGATGGGATTACTAATGTGTTCACATCTATTGGAACAGCTGCTAAGAATGCTGGAGAAGGCGTGAAGTTGATGGCGCAAGGTATAAAAATGCTAGTTGATCTTAACCTTGGGGACTTGGTTGGAACTTTAACAGCAACAGCTGTAGGATTGGCAGCAATCGCTAACTCTGGTATCGCTACGGCTGGTCCTGGATTGCAACAAGCAGGAACTGGATTGATGTTGATTGCTACATCTGCTCAACTTGCAAGTGTAGCTATGCAGTCACTACCTACAGTTTTGACATCTTTGAGCACTAGCCTTAGTACACTACCTGCGACAATGACAATGGCAAGTACAGCCATGAGCACATTTGCTACATCAGCAGTGGCCTCATTTGGTGGCTTGTCTGGTGCTGTATCAGGTATTACTGTCTTACAAAGTGCCCTTGTTGGTTTATCAAGTGCCTTAATGGCTACTATGTCAGCTACATCAGCAATGACATCAGGATTTTCTGCAGTGACTGGAGTTATCAGCTCATTAGGTGGGGTGCTAGGCACAATCCCTAGCTTATTCTCAGCGATTTCAACCTCAGCTATGACAGCTAACACATCTATCATGCAATTAGCGTCATCAGCTCCTGCAGTAGCCTCTGGTTTTGCTAACATCTCTAGCTCTGCTGTGTCAGCTATGTCTCAACTTAATTCAGTGATTATGTCAGCAATGACACAAGCTGTCTCACAAATGAGCTCAAGTATGCAACAGATGACTAATGTGGTGAGACAATCAGCAACCCAAATGACTCAAGCTGGTCAACAGGCAGGGCGTGGAGTTTCAACAGGTATTACAAATGGAATACGCTCAGGAATTGGCTCAGCTACATCAGCAATGTCATCAATGGTCAACTCAATCCAAGCAACAGGGATGAGAGGGGTATCTACTATGCAATATGTAGGCTCAATGATTGGCCAAGGTTTAGCAAGTGGTATGTATTCAACTTTAGGAGCTGTGACGGCTGCAGCTAATGCCCTTGTCGCTCAAGCTGAGAGAGCTGCACAAGCCAAGGCCAAAATCCATAGCCCATCAAGACTATTCAGAGACAATGTCGGACGCTATATCGCTCAAGGTATCGCTGTAGGTATTGAAAAGAACACCTCAGATGTTACCGATAGCTTGGCCTATGTTCAGAAAGAGATGTCAGCCTTTAAATTTGGCGCTGAGGACTTGCTTGGACTTGGCAATAACACATTAAGCCAGTCATTAAAAATGACTCTAGGAGCCTCTCAGGTTAAAGCTGAGAAAGCTGAGTCAGGCACTAATGCAGAGATTAACAACCAGTATACTTTTAATTACAATGGCAACAAGGTAGATGAGACTGAGAAACGTGACATACAACATCTTATGAAAGAGATGGCATGGTACACAAATAGAGAACAAGAGAGATTAGGAGGTATTTAATGAGTACATTTATTAAATTTGATGGCAAGAAATCTAGTGATTTTGGGTTAAAAATTATAAATGATATTGAGTTTAGCTCTACCTCCTATGATGTTGAGACTATTGAGGTGCCAGGGCGTGATGGGGTGCTTTTGAAAGATAATCAAAGACTTAAACCTGTCAAGCGTGAGTTTCCTATGAAAATCAACACGGTAGAAAGATTATCTACATCAGAGGTAGCTATAAGCGACTGGCTCAATGTCAAAGGATGGAAAGAGTTGGAGCTCTCATGGGAACCTGATTATATCTATCTTGCTACTTTCATTGAGTCATTTAGCGTTAAGGAATTACTTAGGAATTTTGGTGAGGTGAAATTAAACTTTTTAATTCACCCTATCAAATTCTTAAAAATTGGGCGCAATGAAATCCCTTTGACAAATGGGATGACACTTAAAAATCTTGGTAACGTACAATCTAAGCCACTAATTAAGATTAGAGGCAATGGTAATGGTATTTTGACCATCAATGGCTACCAGTTATCACTTGAGAGCGTCCAAAATGAGCTCATAATAGATATGCAAAAACATCTAGTATATAGTGGCAATCTGTCAGCCTGGGATAAAATCACAAGGAACGGTAAGCACAGAATGCCTCTTTTTGATGTTGGAAACAATAGGATTTCATGGACTGGTAATTTTACCATGACAGCCGTGCCGAATTGGGGGGTTAAACTATGAACCCAGTATTATATAGAGCTGATGAACGCTCATTTAGAACTTTTGGGCTGGGTGAGATTTCAGACGCTTATAAGGTCACTGTTACTAGAGAGAGAAATGGTAATTATGACCTATATATCAAATATCCAGTAAATGGTCATTTTGCCTCTGTGTTTAAAGAGGAGATGAAAATCAAGTCAGACGCTGGAAAGAGAACCAAATGGCAAACCTTTGAGATTAACCGTATAGTCAAGAATAGTAGTGAACATATTGAAATCTATGCTCGTCATATCTCTATGAGAACCTCAGATCTTTCCCTGAAACCTATTGTAAGAGCCTCAAAGATTAACGCTGAGACAGCTCTTAGACTTTGGAAAGAGAACCTAGTAGGAGATGATGTATTTGATGTTAGATCAGACATCCAAACTCTAGGAAATATCTCATGGGAAGTAGATAAGGTAGGTAGCGCTAGAAAGGCTCTTGGTGGTGTCTCAGGCTCAATCCTTGATGTTTTTGGTGGTGAGTATGAATTTGATAACAACCTCATTATTTTGCACAAACAGATGGGGCGTAAGGCTCCAACCGTGCTAGAATATGGCCGCAATTTGCTCAGTGTAGAGGAGGAGAGGCTCCTAGACGGCAATTATACCTCTATTTACCCCTTTGCACGTTACACGCCAAATGGTGAGGAGTCACATGAGGTCTTAGTCACATTACCTGAGCATATCATAGATAGTCCTTATTTGAGATTATACGCTCAGAGGAGAATATCCCTGGTAGATTTCTCAAGCAAATTTGATGACAAACACCCTCCAACGGCTGAGAAATTGAGGTCACTAGGTCAGTCTTACATCAAGAGCAACAACATTGGAGCTCCTAAAATCTCTACAGAGGTTTCTTATGTAGATTTATCACAGACTTTGGACTATCAAGATTTTGGGGTCATGGAGGAAGTTGAGCTCTGTGACATCATCCCTCTCTACTATCCACAATTTGACATTACTACAACCACTGAGAAAGTAGTCAAGGTGGTCTATGATGTCTACACTGACTCTAATGAGGAGATAACATTAGGCACTATCGGACAGTCACTGTCATCTAGTATGACTGCAGGAATTGCTGATCGTTTATCAGCAGTTGAGGAGAGGCAGGCCTCTATTGAGAACACTATACCTCAATATCTCATTAGTGGCACAGGTAATAAGATTTGGCATGAAACACCAGCCAAAAATGTTGAGCACAAAATAGGTGATACATGGTTTGAGAAAAATGGCCAGTATCAGCGTATGTATATTTGGAATGGTACCATGTGGGAGAAACGGCTTGACACTGAGGATGTTGACCGTGTTAAGAAAGAGGTAGATAAACAATTTCAAGCTGTCAATACTAAGATGGCTGGAATTGAGGCTAAACATGATCAGACAGTTTCTGATTTGCTCAAAAAGTCAAATGCTACTCAAGAATTAGCTGAGACCTCTAAGAGACTTGCTCAAGAGGCTAAAAATGCCTCTAACTCAACAGGTCAAGAACTATCACTATACAAGCAAGATAATGAGCGGAATTTGTCTATTTTGAGAACTCAGGCCACTCAAATTGACGGTAAGGCAGTACAGGCTCTAAATAAGGCTAATCAAACAGCCACAGAAACCTCTAGCTTAATTGCTAATTTGAGGACTGACTTGAATGGCAAAGTTTCTCTTGCTGATTTCCAGTCAGTTAGAGAGACATCTAAACTCTATGAGCGTATCTTAGGCAGAGATGACTCAAATATCACTACCAACATTGCAAGAATGGCCTTGACCTCAGACTTGTTTAATGTTGAGGTAGGCAAGAGATTTAGCAATCTTACTAATCTGTTTTACGCTCCTACAAAAATCCCAAAATTCGTCTCATCAGTTAATACTGATAAGCATTTAGAACGTGTCAGCTGGGGTGACCATGATGGTATTAGAATTAACTACACTGAGTCCATGACTGGTTGGCTAGGGGTTCGTTTCCCTCTTACAAAGAAATTTGTAAAACAAGGAGAAAGCCTTGGTTATCGCATTGAGATTGCGGTTGACAAGGTACCACGAGACGGTAGAATTTTGATTCAGTTGCTAGACAATACAACAAGTTTAGGAATTTACTACAACTCTCAAATTACACTTACCAGAACAGGTAATCAGGTATTTACTGGTTTTTTAGACATCCCAAGGTCTGGCGAGCTTAATGAGTATAGCCTTAGATTTACCCTCACAGCCCCTGGTAATATCGTCATTCATAAACCTATGATTATTGATAGGCGTTTAATTCCTGAGGAGTTTATAGATAGTACCGATTATAACAGTGAATACACTAGGACTACAATGTCTATTTTAAAGGATAGTTTTGCAGTCAAGACTCTTAACAGCAATGGCGATGTATTGAGCGCCTTAAATTTAGCGACAGGTGGAGCTAGTTTGCAAGTTGGACAGAATAAGTTAGTAGTAACGCCTGAAACTACGTTCATTGCCAATGGTACTATTAAAAATGCCATGATAGACACTTTAGACGCTGGCAAAATCCGAGCAGGTAAGCTAGACGCTAATTTAGTCAACGTGGTCAATCTAAATGCTAGTAACATCACATCTGGTAAGCTCTCAGCTAATCTCATAAACGGTGGGGTACTATCCTCATTAAATGGTGCAACATCGTTTAACTTGCAGACAGGTTGGGTAGAGATGAACGGGCACGGTGTAGGTATTAAAAACAGATTTCCAGGGCGACCGTTGCAATATCTCACGTTTGGCGCAGGTACTATCAATGGAGTTGACGGTACTTACACGGCTCTACTGAGCAACCGAAATGGTTTGCAAAAAATGGATAATACCTCTGCAGGCATTCAAATTTGGAATGGTAGAACAGGCGGTAACGTTGAAACAGCTATAACATTTTATGGACAGACAATGGATTTTATGCAGAGCGGTCAGGCTGGAGTAAATTCTTTATCAATCAATGCTACAAATCGTCAAATAACTGGGGTTGAAGAAATTGTTATAAAAGGTGCTTTATTAAGCAAAGTTCTTGATGATATCTATGATAATTTTAGAAACCTTGGAGCAGTAGCTGGCAATTATAGCCGTGGATATTATCCAAAATGGCGTTAAATAGAAAGGTAGAAAATGAACAAAACAGACAATGTTATCAATCAGTTAGCTATTGAGTTAGCTAGTAAGACTGTAAATGCAGCGTATGGCAAAGCTGAGCTTGATGAGGCACTTGCTGAGTTGCAACAAGTTAAAGATGAGCGTGATGAGGCACTTGGCAACTTGGGAAATATCAAGTCAAGTTTTGAAAAAATCAATGAGATTTTACAATCAGATGAACGGCTTAAAAATCTCTATGAAGAAGTAAAGGCAAAACAAATTGAGAAAGGATAATATATATGGAATTTAAAGTAATTAGCAAATATTTGCAAGATAGTAATAGAACTTTTGTTGCTATCCGTCAAGAAACACCCTACACGGCTTTTGAGCGTGTGTTAAGCGGAGACCGTACAAATGAGTCTGATAATGTGTTGATCGAGGCCGTCCTTGGTCTAGTGGCCACAGAGTTTAACCCTGCAGAGGGTGTCAAACAGTTGCAAGAAGATTTAAAAATCCAAGAGCAAAGTTATGACAAGAAACTTGAGGAGAAAGACAATGCTATTAACGCTGTTAAGGCCATTGCTAACTGGGCTGTACTTGCAAGGGTGACAGATGTGGACAACCCACTAGACCCTACAGTATTCAAGCGTGGTCTTGAATTGGTAGATCTCGGTCAGATTGGTAAGACTTACCAATCTCAAGAAATTTTCACGATCGAAAACCCAGACCACGGTGAGCAATTCCAAGAGGGCAAGCGTGTCATGGTGCAAGTGAATGAGCCGTTTACTTATCAAGGTCAGACGGTAAAAGAACTAGCAGACCTTGAGAGAAATGGCAAGTTAGGGATTTGGAAATGGGAGCCACCAAAAGAAAACACTCCAACATCAAGCACGGAGCTAAATACTGAGGCAGTGCCACAATAAGAAAGGGGGGCAAGCGTGACTATATCAGATTTAATAGCACATCTAGCTCCTACTGTGGGTGTAATTGCTACTGGATGGTTTGGGCTTACAGCAAGCAAGTCAGCCAACTTGAATAAACAGCAATTTCATGAGCTCAAAGATGAACTAGGCACCATCCAGTCATCAGTCAATGACATCAGAGATGTTGGAGAGGATAACAACAAAAAGATAAGTGAGGTTAACGATAAGCTAGTAGTACATGATGAGGCTCATCTAGTCACAATGTATCTGAGACTTGAGAGAGACATGACTACGGCAATCAATCGTGGATATACCACGGTTCATGAGTCTGACATTGTGCATAAAATGCACGATAGCTACAAGAAACTAGGAGGCAATGGATACATCGATAGCCTCTACAATAAATATGTAAATTTAGAAGTGAGGAATTAACATGAAAATTAACTGGTTAGTACGTTTTAAAAATAGAGCTTTTGTCATCCGTTTGCTACTTGCTATCATCTTACCTATTTTGACCTACTTTGGGTTAAAATTTGAGGATTTGACTAGCTGGAGTGGAGTGTATGAGTTGCTTTTGAAATTTCTTTCAAATCCTTATCTCATCGGTTTATCAATCTTTAGTGCCCTAAACATTGTCCCTGACCCTACTACAGCAGGGCTATCAGATAGCTCAAGAGCTCTAACATATACAGAGCCTAGCGAAGATTAAACACAGAGAGCCTAGCAGGCTCTCTTTTTTATTAGAAAGGAGGGCAGAACTTGGAAAAAATTATCAGCAAAAATATAGAGCTGACAAGCAATATCAGAGGGATTGATAAGCTCCATCATGAGCTCTACAGTAAAGATAAAGAGATAGCTGAGTTTCATTTCACGATGAATGAGTTGACCGCTGAGAAAGTTATCTGTCTCTTTCATTTTAAGGGCACCAAGCGCTACAAAGAGGTAGAGGCTACGATAGAGGGCAATAACTTTACAGTCAAGTTTGATAACTCATTGATAATTGCTAGTGAGACGGTCACAGGATACATCTATTTTGAGAAAGTTGAAAAGTCAGCTGATGTATATGCTTTTTCATTCAATGTCAAAATCTCAGAGATTGACAAGGCTACTCAGGCACCTGTCATGGAGTCTCAGACAAAGCGTGTCATAGATGTCAAGGATATTGTGACAAAGGATGAGCTTGAGAGCTTGCTGCCTAAAAATAACGCTCCAGGCGTAGCTTATGATGACAGTGAGCTGAGGGCAGAGCTTGCAAGCAAGGCTAATCAGAGCGAAATAGCCCATATTTTGGACGATATTGAGCTTTTAAAATCCAAGCCTGATAATGACACCATCTATGATGACAAGCCTCTTGTAGAGCGTGTAGTAACTTTAGAGAACAAACCAAGTGTGGACACTAGCAATTTAGTCACTAGGTCAGAATTAGATGGCAAAGGATACTTGACTCAACATCAGAGCCTGGATGGCTACGTTAAACGCTCAGAGCTCTCTGATCCGTATAATGACACAGAACTCAAGGAACGAGTTAAGACGCTTGAAAATAAGCCGTCAATAGATACCTCAAAAATTGTAACTGAGGACATTCTTACAAGTAAAGGTTATCTCACTCAGCACCAAAGTCTTGAGGGGTATGCTAAGAAATCAGAAATCCCACAGCCGTACAATGACAGTGGAGTCAAGCAAAGACTTTCTCTCATTGAACAAAAAGAGCCTCAAAGACTCAATCTTAACGGCACCACTCTTAGTTTATCTGGTGGGGGTGGTAGCATTGTCTTGCCAAGCGCTCCAGCTAACACAGGCGGTCAAGTCCATGAGTACGAAATTCACGGTCAAGGTATGCCAAACGGAAAGATTACTGCTCCAGTAGGTACGACTTATGTGGACACAGTAGCCACTAATGGAGCTTTGAAATGGATTAAACGCTCAGGAACTGACAATCAGGGCTGGGAGGTGCTGACTGGGGACACTGGTTGGCGTACTCTCCCTATCGTGTCAAAATTGGGTAACTCTTATCTCAAAGTAAGGCGCAAAAATGACACTGTGATGTATCAATTTGGTGGGCTCTCTTGGGGGTGGTTTGGTATTGTAAGGCGTGGAGGTGCGGGGTATCAAGTCCAGCCTAGTGACCGCGAGAGAAATTGTTATATCTTAGGATTGAACGCTGTCCCTCAAGGGTTCCGCTCAGAGTTTAGTCTTATTGGCGGGATATACAATGACAAAGGGGTGCCTTATGGCACCTGGTACTTAGGAGGTATGGGAGACAGTAACATGTTGAGATTTCAGTTTTCTGACCCTGTCCCTACTGACAGGGACATCGGGGACATTCGTGTCAGCTCTATCTCATACTTAACGAGTGAGCCTTGGCCTACAAGGCTCCCATAAAATGAAAGGAATATAAATGACAATAAACATTGAGAATGCTATCGCCTGGATGAAAGCTAGACAGGGGCGAGTGTCTTATAGCATGGAAGAACGGGACGGAGATGACTCTTATGATTGCTCAAGCTCTGTCTACTACGCTTTGAGGAGTGCTGGAGCAGTATCAGCAGGATGGGCTGTCAATACTGAATATGAGCATAACTGGTTGATTAACAACGGATACACTCTTATCTCAGAGAATACGCCATGGGACGCTCAGAGAGGAGATGTCTTTATATGGGGACGTAAAGGAGCCTCAGCTGGAGCTGGTGGACATACAGGGATTTTCATTGATAGTGATAACATCATCCATTGTAATTATCGCTATGATGGGATTTCAGTCAATGACCATGATGACATCTGGCTATACGCTGGGCGCCCTTACTACTACATCTATCGCTTGACCAATCCAAACGCTCAACCCGAGGCGCCTAAAAAAGGATGGCAAAAGGATGATAAAGGGTACTGGTACGCTAGAGCTAACGGCTCATACCCTAAGGGACAGTTTGAGTACATTGATGAGAATAAATCATGGTTTTATTTTGATGAGTTAGGATATATGTACTCTGACAGATGGCTCAAGCATACAGATGGCCACTGGTACTATTTTGACAAGGATGGCTACATGGCTACATCCTGGAAGAAAATCAATGGAAAATGGTACTATTTCAACCGAGATGGTGCAATGGCTACAGGATGGGTCAAATGGTATGAGAGATGGTACTATCTTGACTCAGAAGATGGGGACATGAAATCTAACACCTTTGTCCCATACAATGGAGGCTACTATCTCCTTTTGCCTGATGGCAGAATGGCAGATAAAGAGTCATTTACTGTAGAGCCTGACGGGCTCATTACAGCAAAATAAAAATAAAGCATATAAAGGCTTTCAGAATTTAATTACACTAAAACCGCAGGCATTTGCTTGCGGTTTTTTTGTTTGCTCTGAAAGTATTTTCTAGTAAAGAATTTTAGTATCCTTGATTGAAATGAGGGATAGTAAAACTCTCTCTATATTCTCCACTTGATGACAATGCTATCAGCTGTGACTTGCACTTTTCTGATTAAGGCTCTGACTATGGTCTTTTGAGACTCATAGTCCATCTTGTAGATGTCTCCCTTGCTCAATTCTTGCTTGATAGTATTCTTAGTTTCCTCTTGTTTAAGAGATGGGTCATCCTCTAGCTCTTTTTCTAGCAAGGCTCTCATGCTTAGAAATTCTCTTGACTTGCTCTGTAGTTCTTCTAGGGTAATTCTGTCATCTATATAGAGGTCATTGAGCCTGCTCAGTTTCTTAGATAATTCTCTAATCTGTTTCTGATAGCTCTCACGATCTATGGACTCTTTGCGATTGTCTGAGAAGATTGTCTCTAAGTATTCAGAGTCATGCTGCAACTTATTGACCTCTTGTAAGACATAAGCCTCAAGATCATCCTTATAGTAAAACCCTGAGTCACATTTTTTGTTGTCATTGTATGTAGTGACACCTCTTAACTTTCTAGGGTGTCTCTGATGGCATTCATATTTTTTAAACCTACTCCCATCTTTTCTCTTTACACCCATTATGATTTTTAATGGAGCCAAACAGTAGCCACATTGGGCGATACCTGACAGCATATACTTTGCCTGGAATGGCCGAGGATTTAAGTTTTCAAGTGCCGTCCTTTGTCTGATCTTTAGTTCTTCCTGTGTCTTGTCATAGGTTTCTTTTGATATGATAGGCTCATGATTTCCTTTGTAGATTTCTCCCATAAATTGATTATAGCCACAGTACACAGGATTATCTAATATCACTCTGACCGCTCTGTAGTGCCAGGGCTTTTCTTTTGGGTATTTCTCATTAAGGTCATCTCTTAGCTTAGTGATTGACCTACCTGATAGATAGCTTTCAAAGATGAATTTGATGACTAGAGACTGAACTGGGTTGATGGTCATAGTGCCTGTTTCTTTATGGTAGTCATAGCCGTAGGATGTCTTAGCCCACATCATGGACTTTCCAGCTTTTGCGCGACCTAGCTTGCCAAGTTGCATTCTTTCCTTGATTTGCTCCCTCTCTAGCTGAGCAAACACACTCAAGAGACCGATCATGGCTTTTCCAAACGGTGTCGAGGTGTCAAAATTCTCTTGCAAGCTCAGAAATTCAATCCCATTCTTGATGAATACATCCTCTATCAAGAATAGTGTATCTTTCTGACTACGGCTGAGACGGTCTAGCTTATAAACTAGAACTGTATCAAATTTTTTCTTGTCAGCGTCTTTGATAAGTTTCTCTAGTGCTGGTCTCTCAGTGTTGGATCCTGAGAAACCTCCATCAGTATATACTTTGTAAACTGTCCAGTCCTTAATTTTACAGTAGGACTCTAATTTGTCTATCTGCTCCTCTATCGAGTACCCCTCCTCAACCTGTGAGGTAGTGGATACCCTGACATAGATGGCTACTTTATTTGTTGTTATCATAGTAGTACCTCTTTCAAAATTTCCTAAAAAATGATAAAATGGGTACAAGAAAAAGAGCTTTTTAATGCTTTGTTTCTTGCCACTAGCCTCACGCTCAGACTCGCCAAAGTTTGAGAGCGTGGGGCTTTTTTGTTTGTTATATATTATCATTTACTCTGTCTTGTAAGATGATCAATTTTTCTTTCAGGTCATTTACTCTTGCTAAATTACTATTCATTTCATTGATGTAGTAATTGATTTCATTGTGAATTTCTAAAGCGCTCGTTGGTGCATTTAGTGAGTTGAAATAATTAACTAATTTTTTGCAAAATTTAGCGTACTCACTGTGATACCTTATTTGCACTTGGCACATCATTAAATCAAATTTATTTTTGTCCCATGTTGGGAAATCAATATCAAGATTTGTAGGGTATTCTTTAGCTGAATGTATCTCCCATAGTGACGAGTATTTGTCAGCAATAACCCTCCCTTTTTCAGTCAAAAGTGTTTTGCCGTCATCATCATAAAGCAATGAGTTGTCTTTGAATTTTCTTGTTATTTTTTCAGCATTTAGATTGTAATCATGAAAAAAATATTTAGGGATTGATATAGTTGATTTTCTTCCACTCTTTGTTTTCCCCCACCAAACCAAGAGTAGTAACTCTCTAAGAGGATAACCCTCTGGAGTTATAAAGTTATCGTTGTATTTTGGAAAATCAAAGCCTCTTCCATAAATTTCAAACATATTAGGTCTTGAGTTTATTATTTTGAAATACTCAGGCCGATAGTAGTCAAATTCTTTAGGTGGAGCAACAGTAACGGAAATTTGTTGCGGTTCTTTCTGTTTTTTACTTCCAAATAAAAAATTAAATATTCCCATTTTAAAAACCTCTCTAATGATTAACTTATAACTCTAACTACCTAAAGGCATGAAATTACCAACAATTTTTCCAATAATGCGAGGGTCCTCATCGTAAGGTGCAAACCTATCTTTATATTTCGGATTAAGGGAGACTAAACGCAATCCATCAGGTTCACGATAAACCTTTTTAATATATGTTTGGCCGTCCCAATCAACAGCATAGACTGCCCCATCATAATCAAAACCAGTCTCTTTTATGAGCACAACCTCTCCATTTTGGAATTTAGGTTCCATAGAGTCACCAAAAACCCAAGAGGCAAAATCATGATCTAAATCTTTATTATAAAAAACAGTATCATAGTTCCCATCGTTAAAATAAGAGTAGCCATTACCAGCTGCCAATTTTTCAAAAACACGGTATTCAAAAAGCTTTTCCTCAATTGTGATTACTTTATTATTTTGCTCTTTCAATTGTTCGTTAGCGTAGTTAAGAACCTTTTGTTTTCTTGGAGTTGATAACTTGACAACCTTTTCAGTAATTTTATGAACCAATGGGGATGTGGGAATTTTTAGCTCTTTTACTTCCTGAGATTTATCCTCTATTAAGTCTGATTTATTAACTCCAAAATAGTCTGCAAGTAATTCGATCTTTCCTATCCGAGGATAAGTTATGCCTTTTAACCAGTCTCTTACAGTAGTGTACTTCAATCCGAGATCAGAACAGAGCTTATTTCTATCAATCCCTCTGCTACTCATCAAATTTTCCAAGTTCGCAGAAAAAATTTCTTTACTTTTATTATTGCTCATTTTTATCACTCCTTTATATAGTATATATTACGGCAAAAACGCAAAAAAGTAAAGAAAAAAATAAAAAAATACGAAAAAAACGCAAAAAACACTTGACATTGCGGTTAAACCGCATTATAATATAGTCGTAGTTGAGTCAGTCAATTATAAAAAAACGATAGAAAGGACAGTAACATGCCAAAAATGACTCTTAAAACATTGCGAACGCTAAAAAACTGGCGGCAAGTGGATGCAGCTAAGGCCCTTGATGTCTCTGCTGATACTTGGGGAAATTGGGAACGAGGTAAAACAGAGCCTACTGTGACGCAGGCTTATCAAATCGCTACTGCTTTTGATGTGTCTATTGATGACATTATTTTTTTACATAAGATTGCGGTTTAACCGCAAAAGAAAGGAGTAAACATGAATAAACTCATCAACGTAACTCTGAATGATAACCATGAGCCAATAGTGTCAGGTAGACAACTACATGAGGCTTTAGATGTCAAAACAAAATATGCCGACTGGTTCAATCGAATGATTGACTATGGCTTTGCAGAAAATCAAGATTTTTTGCTTCTCAAAAATGAGCAGCAAACAGGGCGAGGTGGTCACAATAAAGTTGACCACATCATCAAGCTAGACATGGCCAAAGAAATTGCCATGATACAGCGAACGGAACGAGGCAAGAGTAACATCAAGACGCTACAAGAGGTTAAGATTGAGGCTGACCGTCCTAAGGTACTATTTGCTGAGGCAGTCAGTGCTAGTCACTCATCTATCCTGGTTGGAGAGCTTGCTAAGCTACTCAAACAGAATGGGGTAGACATGGGAGCTAATCGCTTATTTAATTGGCTCAGAGCTCATGGCTATCTCATTAAGCGCAATGGGCGTGATTGGAACATGCCTACACAAAAGAGCGTAGAGATGGGACTCATCAGAGTCAAAGAAACCAGTATCACACACGCTGACGGCCACATCACAGTTAGCAAGACACCACTTGTAACTGGTAAAGGTCAACAGTACTTTATCAACAAGTTTCTAAATCAGGAACGTTTGACAAGCTAAAAGAAAAGCCCTCAAAAGACAGCAAATCCATTTGAGAGCTAGAAAAATACTTTACGAGGTAATTATATCATGAAATTAATAAAAAAGGAATGGGAGCCACGGATAATAAATATTATGGCAGATGGCTCACAAGTTGACAATCTATCAGGGTACATCATCCCTGCAGGTCATTCATATTATGACATTATCAGTAAACGCTTAAAGAAAGGGGCTTAAATATGAGGTATGCAGTACATAATCAGGAACACTCATGAGAACTATACAGCGTTAAATAACGCTTTCACCCAAGACAGCAGGCTTGAGCCAGCAACAATAGGCATTTTGACGGTAATTTTAACCAATAAGCCTGACTGGGTTGTATACCCTGAGGAAATTGCTAGGCGGTTGAATATCAGCAGGCGGACAGTAGACAGACATTTCAAGATACTAGAGCAATGTGGATACTTGCTATCTGTGAGAATTAGCCACGGCAGAGGGAATGGGACAGAATTTAGACGTTTTTTCTCAGACAGCCCTATGTCAGAAAGCTATAAAAATTACTTAAAGAGTAATCTAACAAATGAGTTATCCACAGGCAATTAGATAGAGTTATTTTACACTTGGAAGATTTTGCCATGTTAAAAATTGCCATGTT